ATACTTTACCTGTGCTTGATATTCGTAATCCACAGGCGCACTACTTGACCAATCGTTGGGTCCATTATGTGATAACAAGGTATGTTGTTTCCTCTTGTCCCATACTAACCAATAAGATTGTCCCATAACAGGACTAAACTGATATACTGCGGCATGTACCGCATCAGTAATATCAAGTCTGCGCTTGATTGCTTGTGCTTGTTTTTCTAATACCGCCACTAGTTCCATAATACGATCGTACTCTTGCTGGGCATATATCCTAGCATGATTGATCATTATGTCTTTCTGTTTAGTAACAGGTACTAGATCAAACTTAACCCCACCAGCTTCTGTTGGATACTCTGATACATTCCTATTAAAAAAAGGAATTAAAGAACCAGTTGATGTGGAATCATAACTGGTTCTACCCTTTGCTAGATTAGATTTTGTAGGATCGGACATTCCGTTATTTACATTGTCGGCCCGTTGCCATTCTTGAATCCAACTGATCCGCCTTCTGCTTCAATACGTGCAATCACGTCTTCAAACAAGATAGGTGCAAAGTCAGTTTGCTCCACGCACACGCAATGATAGCGTAAATCGTTTTCGTCACTGTACAATACTTCCCCAGTACGTACATCGACGCCACGAGCTTTCTTTACGCGGTTGGCATGAGTATGTCCGTGAATGTTAACTCCAAACCGACCCATACTGTCGCTGTGTAACGGAATATGACTCAAGATCATTCCGTTCATCACGTGGTATGCTCGCAACTCACGAAAATATCTACGGTACTCATCATCACGGAAGATATCATGGTTGCCTCGAATCAACACCTTGTCACCGTTCAATCGATGCAATGTAGGCAATGCTTTGCGGTTGATAACTACGTCACCCAAGTGGTAGACCTTGTCAGTAGGCTTGACCTTTGCGTTCCACTTGGCAATCATGTCCTCATCCATCTCCTCTGGAGTGGAATAGGGCCTCAACTTTGTGACACCATCGTTGCGAGTGAACTTACACACGCCCATGTGACCAAAGTGAGTATCACTTACTAAAAATACTGATGGCATATTCTGCTCCTTTCATTTGAGCGGAATCTCCTGCTCAGGTTTATCTATTTTACTTTCAACTACAAACACATCAAAGTGTTTGTCATCTTCTGGATGACAAATTTCTTCTAGAAATTTATGTCCAAATTTTGTACGCCAGTGTACAAATCTTTGCTTGGTGGTGTCCCAACGAGCTTCAGTGGCATTGCGACATCTGCCGTTATAGTAGGCACCGTGTTCAAGATCTGTTTTAGAAATTTTTGGTGTATAATCGCGCATATTAACAATCAACATCAATGCTTCGTCCCTTGTCCAAATCCAGGCGAATATTCCGTGCTACTCGTTCTGCTACAATTTGGTCAAAGTTGCGTTTCTCAACAACCTTGCGGTAGTCTTCTTCTCGCTTCTTTTGAATACTAGCTTGTTCTAGATTGTATTCCCGAATTCGGAATTCATCAGTTTTTGAAATATTCATATATCACCTTCTCTTAATCTGCGTTCACGTCTTGCTCTAGCAAGAGTAAAGACTTTTTCGTTGTTGTTAGACCAGTCTTCAGGAACCAACACTCCGTTGATAGAGTGTGGCTCTTGCTCATCATATGTCCAACCTAATGCTTGCATCATTCGATGCTTGACCAGCAGGTTTGGACTACGGAATACTTCGGTGTCGTCAAAGCCTAGCATAACACCAACTTCACAAACTGCTCCACTGCGGCATACACCTGCTACACAATGGACAATTACATTCATGCGGTTGGCCAATGCATGTTGTAACAACCGAACAAGCTCGCCGGCCTGTTCTTGACTGCACTTCATTTCTTCCTCAAGTACTTCGTCCTTTTCCTCAACATCGAGGAACTCGAACTGATGTACTTCTTTGAACTTGTACAAAGGTGTAGGAAAATCACCGGGCGGATCCACTATTTGGATCAACATAGCATTTTCACCGGGGTTAATGTGAAACCCTTTTTTGATGTCGCTCAATGCAACGTTTTGAATCCATGGCATAGTTCTTTCCTTTCTTAATATAGTATAGCAGATTTTTACCAAACTGTCAAGTAGTATTGGTCCCGCCGACAGGAATCGAACCTGTATCTAAACGTTAGGAGTGTTCTATTCTATCCATTGAACTACAGCGAGATATAATGTTTGTCGATGAGTATCCACTGATCCTATCAAAATAAATTACGTTATTACAATATTGGTGTGCTGTGGATTTTTTATCATGCTTCCAATCACTACCTTTAACATATACGTCAGGTTGCCAACCTTTCATTATTTCTATAAGTTCTTCTTGACTATCAAACAATCGAACAGTGTCAACTGACCTTAAATTTTGAAGATAAAATTTACGATCTTCTTGAGAGTTAACTGGACGGGTATCACCTTTAAGTTCTTTAACCCGTCTATCAGTATCTATAGCAACTAGCAAAAATGTTCCTAGACTTCTAGCATAGTTGAGCATTTCAATATGTCCCCTATGAATAATGTCAAACGTTCCATTGACCATTACTCTCATTTTTGACTGTCGCCTTTACCCACACGATAGTTGTCTTCGACGCTGTCTGGAGTAGAAACTTCAATAATTGTTCCTTCTTCCAAACATGTAATTCGATGTGGTACTAATGGGTCATTATGATGTACACTACCTACACCGATAATCTTCTTATGTATTTCAGCGTTCTTTGTATCAATTACTTCAATTTCAAATTTGCCGCTCATGACATACCATGTTTCTTCCTTCTCGCGATGGAAGTGCATACTGAATTTTGCACCTTGATTAAAGTTTAAAAACTTACTACAGTATTTGTCATTAGTAACCCAAATTAATTCTGAGCCCCAACCTTTCTCTACTTGGCCTTGTAATCTTGTCATTCTGGTAACTCTCGAAAGCGTTGAAGGAAACTTTCTACATAACAACTGTATTCCTGTTCAGTATCTAGTTTTTTATAGTGAATCCAGGTGTGGCCTTCAAGTTCGATAGTGTGCATGACATAGAAAATATCTCTATCATTGCCACCCCATTTACTACCTTCTTTTGGTAAAGTTATTTGAACCATCCTATTTTTTCTCCAGCTTGTTTACGGCGATCGTATTCTTGTATACTGCTAGGATAGCGTAACGCCCATACTGCACATAATAACATACCTAGTCCTACTCCTGCAACCAGTTTCCAGTTTCCAGTAGTAAACCAAAGGACAATTAAACTGATATCCATAGTAATAATCATGGCCCATTTACCGTATGTAGGGAAAACACGTTTTTCTCCCCAGTTACGTAGAAATGGTCCAAACAACTTGTGATTCATAATCCAGTTATGCCAACGGTCACTGCTTTTAGCAAAACAAAATGCGGCACCTACAGTAGGTGTGCTCCAAGGAATGCCAGGTGTTACTATTCCAATATAGGCTATGCCCAGGCAAATCATACCTAGTGTAAACCAAAACGCTTTTTTAATTTTATCCATATAACCTTTAAAGTTGGAGCGGGCAACGGGAATCGAACCCGTAACTTAACTTTGGCAAAGTTATGTGTTACCACTAGCACCATGCCCGCGCATTATACTTTATTTACTTCTACATTTGATTTGGATAAAAATTCTAGGCCATTGGTATCCCGATAAGTGTTCCTATATAAAACGTGTCTAATACCGCTTTGGTAGATAAGTTTAGCACAGTCTAAACACGGTGCATGAGTAACAAACAGGGTAGCACCTAGTCCGCTATTCTGAGATCGAGCTAGTTTTGCAATCGCATTGGATTCGGCGTGTAACACTTCTGGTTTAGTTTTGAGTTCTTTAATTTCTCGCTGTGGCACTCCGTCAATTACTGCAACAACTATTTCATCCTCGCAATTATTATCCCAACCTGCCGGCATGCCATTGTACCCGTAGCTAATGACTGTATCATCTTTAACAATAACCGCTCCAACTTGTAGTCTACGAGCATGACTCAATTGTGCTGTTCGTTCCGCCCAATCCATGTATAAATGAATAAATTTATCTTTCATTATTAGCCTTTGGTAATCCGACAAATTGTCTTTTGTCAAATTTAAAATCAGCATATGGTCCGTCTGCATCTACATAATGTAGGAAGGCCTGTGTTTGGCGTTTTCCCTTGTATGGTTCTCTCCAATGTGGTCTTACACACCCTTCGTAAACACACCCGTCTCCTTCTTTAAGAATTAGAGGAACAGTTTTACCATCATCGTGTCGGAACCAAATCGGCCATTCTTCCTCGCCATCGTCTTCTAGTGTAATTGTTACAGAGTATTCGCAACTTGCTCTATCTTGATGTTCAGCCATTTCGGCCCCTGGCCAATATATACGAGCGTAAGAATATGTAGGCCATAGATTTTTTCCTACTATTTTCTCAATCTCTGGTCGAAGGTATAATAATAATGACTCAGTAGCATAAGAACTATACCAAGCAAACGATTGCGTGACCTGAGAATCGTTAAATGCCGTAGTAGAATTTAACGGAACGTTGTTAGACATATGAGTAATAATTCTTAAGATCTCTAGATTAGATGCTGTTAAGAGGGCGGCGTCTTTTGTTATTAGGCCTGGTATTACTTTGTAACCAATGTTGTCTATCATTTAAATTTATTCCCTAACACCCAAATTACTATAGATTTTCTTGTACCTTTAGTAACTGGAGTAACTCTGTGTAGTACGTATGACGGAAATGCTATTACCCTGCCTTTTGCCTGTGTAGCAGTTTGATCATTTTTACCACCTACAAAAAATTGTAATTCACCACCTTCATAATCAGATGGGTCATTAAGACAAATACTCAAAGAAAGTTTCCTCGGAATAGGCGTTACGTCTACACTTTCATCGCCGAACATCATGTCAACATGATAGTCATATTTGTCGCCATCATCATCATAAACAGTATATTGAAAGTGATCGAAACCTATAAGATCAAAATTATAAAATGTTTTATTCATGTAGTCGGCTACTTGAGCAAGCATATCAAATATCCATCGATTTTCACTATCAATACGAACTATTGAAACTTTTGATTTCCTTAAAGAATCGTGAAGTTCCTCTTCCCCGGCCTTTCCAATAACCTTACCTTCAGATAATTCGTTAGATTGGCAATACTCAATTATCTTCTCAAGCATATCAGGAGGAATCAATCCATCCCACCATGTGTATGAATAGGTTACTCTAGATGTTACTAACGGGTTTAATGATAGACTCATAACGATACTTTATAATTGGTCGGAGTAGCAGGGATCGAACCTGCGACCTCATGGTCCCAAACCAAGCGCACTACCAGGCTGTGCTATACTCCGAAATTAACTTGGCACTACATGCGGTATATATGGAACTGCCCTAGGACCACCATACAGTTGTTCGAAAAGTTTTTTAGCTTCTTGCGGTGTTGCCGCATAGATTTTTTTCTTTTCTTCACCCTGTGGCGTTCTTACAGTTGTTTCATACATTGGCATACAGTATCCTTAACTTGGTACCTGGACACGGTTTCGAACCGCGGACCCTTTCCGTGTAAAGGAAACGCTCTACCCCTGAGCTATCCAGGCAAATTCTTTACTTAACTTCTCTACCAGCAAGGTCAGTCTTACCAGTTTCATATAATTCTTTACGTTCTAGAAATTGATCTTCGGTTAAGGCATGCCAACCACAACAATTTCCTGTTGGACTGCGCCCACAACCGCAGGTACCTTTCTGCATTGATTTTACACTTGGTGTCATATTATTTTCTTTATAAAATTCAACAGGCAATGGCGGCGGAATATATTGTTCACGCAACTGCTTCTTGCCAAATATAGAATCCATTCTATTGCCTAATTCTTCTTGACTTATGCTAAATGGACGCGGCCTTGACCCCTTACTCATTTGTTGCTCCGGGGTCAGGTTTTTTACGATCTTTAACTTTAATTGCGCCTGCTAGTTCTGCCTGTATCATCATACGTTTTTGAACACCGCGCTTGTGCGGATCAATAATAAGTGCAAGACTGCGTTTAGTCTGTTTGGTCATTTTATAACTAGATGTGGGTTTTAACATATACCGTCCTTTGTATAATTGTAATTATTGTTGGATCGGATTGTCAATGGTCTTTCTTGAAAAGTTTTTGTTGAATAACTCCAACGCCGCGGAATATATCTGCGTTTCTTTATTATAAATTTCTTCCTTGTTTGAAAACGTACTAGAAGTTGTCTCAATCTCAGTCCAAAAGAATACATCTCTTACAATATAATTTTGATTGAATCGTGTAAGCATTGTTTCGAATGCCCAATAATCCCCATAAAACATATCCAACCCTGCAGGAATATCAATCCAATCTTGTTTACAAATGAACATCATCGCACCAAAATGAAACATATCAACTCCTCGATGATATGGTTCGATACGAATATGCCCTTGTACAATATGCCCACCACTTGCAACTAGATGTGATTCTGGCACTGTGACTACAAACTTACCCGGTTCAAGAAACTCTGAAACTCTATTAAACACCCGTAGGTCAAAGATAATGTCGTCGTTAAGTATACAAACCTTTTCATTTTCTGCAATAGCTACTCCAAAATTCCAAGAAGCATTTACAATAATATTGTTAAGGAAAACTTTTAATTTAACCTTTGGATGTTTAAGAACTTCAGATTGGGGAGTACTACCGATATCGTTATTAATAATAATAACTTCTCCGACAAGTGGGTGCTCTAGTAAATCTTTAAGAAAGTTTATAAATGGTGCAAACTTCCACATTGTGGGGATTACTATTGAAATTTGATTCATATATTTTTTTATGTTTGGCGGAGCGACTGAGACTCGAACTCAGAACCCGGATTACGCCGAGCGACAGATTAGCAATCTGCTCTAATACCATTATAGGACCGCTCCAAATGCCATTAGTTGATAGTACTCGCCGTCTATGACAACGTGTCTATTTAGGAGTCCTGCGCTAACAGTTCCAAAGCATCTAACAACAGTTATTTTAGACTTCGCGCCATGCCAGCGGATGTCGAGTAGTACATGCGTCCATGTACGATACCTGCCGAGTGCTATCAACTAATGGTGCCCCCCATGGGACTCGAACCCACACACCTTTCGATACCAGAACCTAAATCTGGCGCGGCTACCAATTACGCCAAAGGGGCAAATCAACAGGTTAATACTAGTTTAACGTCCTAGCAGACAGCCATTTTTTTAATCGCTGTAATTAACCTAAAACTGGTTGCGGAGGCTGGATTCGAACCAGCGATTCTTGGCTTATGAGACCAAGCGGATGACCACTTCCATACACCGCTATAAACTTACTTATGCTTTCGCAATTTCTCTAGATATTCTTTTCCGTTAATCTTGCCTTCTTCAATTTCACGAAGAGCAGTGACAATGTCGCCTCCACCTTTCTTTTTTGCCATGGGCAGATGTCCTTTTCGTAATTCTCTTACACGTAAGGATGCAACCAATACAAGGTCGTATCTATTACCAATTTTTGAAACTGCTAGTTCGCTTGTAATTCGTGCCATAATTTGTTTTCCTATGTATTGATTGTATATTAAATTTAATCATTTGTCAATGGTGCTGATAGCCAGAATCGAACTGGCGACCTTCTCCTTACCAAGGAGGTGCGCTACCTACTGTGCCATATCAGCTTTATTTGGTACCGCCAGAGGGATTCGAACCCCCATCGGACACTTTAGAAGAGTGTTGCCTTGTCCAGTTAGACCATAGCGGTAAAATATATTTTGTAAATAAATGCATGCCAACGCCTAATTTAACTTACGAAAATTTCCCTCATCCTCCGGAAGAAGTAATAAAAGCAATTTACGAATGTGCTAGATCCCAACCAAATACTTTTATAATAGAATATGCTCCACAAATAAAAATTTATGATCCAACAGCGATAATTTCAAAATGGGTATCAAGTATATTTGATTTTCCACACAAGGTTGACGTTAGGGTTATCAGCGGTAACCTAGATATACACACGGACCTTGATAGAACCGTTGCTTACAATTATCATCTTGAAACAGGTGGATCAAATGTTACTACCGATTTCTACGATAGTGAAGATAATCTTGTTGACAGTTATGTTGTCCCAGAAAAACAATGGGTTAAATTAAATGTTACAATTCCCCATGCTGTAAATAACATAGAAAAAGGCAAACTCAGAATTGGATTAAGCGTCTATGATATAAAACCAGAATTAACTCGCGCTGAAATTTATAAATTTATAAGAACCCATTATCGCAGAAACGGTGCAAAAAGTGTCGAAGATGTTCGACGCTGGATGGCCGAGAGGGGTGTTATGCGAAACAAAACAAAATAACTGGTACCCCGTGTAAGATTTGAACCTACAACCAACTCTTTTTGAGAGAATCCGCACTACCAATTAGCGTAACGGGGCATTATTTCTTAAACACGCTGTCCAACCACCAATTGGGAAAAGTTGGATCATCGTATAATTCTTGTTTGCGTAGATAACCTTTTTCAAAGTCTTCCTTCCACATGTCGATATGGACGTTAAGCCATTGCTTGCCAACGTAGTATCCATTTCGTTGTCTGTTTGTTATGTCAGTTCCGTGTGACTCATAGTTGAACATTTCAATTAGAGACTCTTCACTGTAGTCTAGCACATGTTTCCATTGACGGGAAAATATTTTATAGACTTCAGACATTTTACGAAACTTTTTACTTACATTGCGTTTAGCGATGACATAGCATCCTCCTATTAAAAATTTGGTACCTTCGGGCGGATTCGAACCCCCAACCAACAGTTTCTAAAACTATCCGCACTACCAATTAGCGTACGAAGGCATAAAGGTCGGGAGCCCAACTATCCTCCTGGGAGGACTCACTGGATTGTCTCGAATAGTCAAGTCAATGAAAGACCACTCCTAACCGTTCTTGTGCTGTCACATAGCTGAGCCACTATGCTAGGTTGGGTGGGACTCTAAACTATCGTCTATCCCTTAACTGGTACCAGCGGAGGGGATCGAACCCTCTCAAGAACGCTAATCTGGCGCTAAAAGGCTTATAAGACCTCTCTGACTTCCAAGTCTCGCTGGCAATAATTTGGAGGAGGGATGGTAGAATCGAACTCCAAGCTGTATTTCAAACTCCATCGGTTTTCAAGACCGTGCTGGGCCCAGCCCAGATAACCCTCCATGATTGGAGCGGGTAGGGAGAGTCGAACTCCGCGATCTTCAGCTTGGAAGGCTGCTGGACGCCCCTTGTCCTGTCTACCCGCATATTCACTTTATAGAGGCTCTCTGTTGGAATCGAACCAAACTGTCTAACTCCGTATCTTCCTTGCACTTTCGGTGTGTAGTCGACTTCGCACCTAACTCGTGTTCTCAAGTGTAGTTAAACTTCAAAGAGCTTTTATAAAGTGTCTAGCTACTCCCACCACAGGAGCCCTAGACTGAGCTGTTACTCTGTCCACGTATTTTTCCATTTAGACGGGTTAGCGTCCCGCCTTTGTGATTTCTCAAGTCGTTCCTAAAGAGAACCTTGCGGTAGATCCAATGCACCGTGCTGTTATCGCTTACAGCAATCGCGCACTTTAATAACGTAAAAGTGTAAACCGGGGTCTGTATGGTACCTCGTTGGAGAATCGAACTCCCATCTCTGCTGTGTAAAAACAGGGCCCTTCCATTAGACGACCGAGGCGTTATTTCTTTTCAGGTACTTTTTTAAGGCTGTCTTTCTTAACTAGACAATCTCGTTGAGTGCCATCTCTGAAAACTCGTAGATATTCTATACCGTCAATTATACGAATATCTTTAGTATCTTTACAATAAAATTTTTCTCTGTTAAAGACATTTTCAAAAAAAACTGTTTTCATAATTTACTCCTAAAGTTGGCGTCCCGTACCGGATTCGAACCGGTGTTGACAACGTGAAAGGCTGCTGTCCTAGGCCTCTAGACGAACGGGACATTTGGTAGTGATGGTCGGACTCGAACCGACGATCTTTTCCGTATGAAGGAACTGCATTAGCCGCTATGCTACATCACCATATGTAAACACACTACCCGCATGGATATCCGGCATATCTTCAAATATGTCTGACTGTTGAAGCAGTCAGTGTAATGTGTTTGCATATGGTAGGGGCACAGGGAATCGAACCCTGATAGACTGGTTAAAAGCCAGCTATTCTAGCCGTTGAATTATACCCCCATATGGTCCACAGCGTCAGATTCGAACTGACACCTCATCGGTTAAGAGCCGAGTACGCTACCGTTAACGCCAGCTGTGGATGGATTCGTAATAGATTTTCTTTTACGTGCCATCCAGGACCATACGGGGGTCTAGGATGACACTAACGTTTACCTGAACGTTTCATGTCATTCTCCTTTTAAATATATGCTGTATTTTGTCGTGCTCGAGCCGCACTAGCAAATTCGCTAATGTTGCCACACTTGTCTTCCCAACGCAACAGATTGCGGCAAGTGTAACCTATGTCACTCTTACTCAAACAAACTGCCTCTTGATTCAATTCGCCATTTGTAAACACCCGGCAGTGGTAGTTGCCGTTAATGTTGCGAACAGTTATTTCGTGTTCTACTTTGCCCAGGAGCAAACGCTTTATACGAAATAAATTTTTATATCGATTCATGTTATACTCCTTTTAAACATTTAACAGGTTGCTTTTTTTACGGTTTTGATTAGAAGTCAAATGTATAAAAGTTTGCTGAACGCAACCTAAACTTGGTGCCGCCTAGAGGGATCGAACCTCTTTCCTCGGTGCTTCAAACCGGTGCTATGACCACATCAGCTAAAGCGGCAAATTTTTTTGGGGTGCTAGATGGGGAACGATCCCATACTATCGCTTTCACAGAGCGAGGTGCAGACCACTACACTACTAACACCATAGAAACTATTTGGTACCCTTGATAGGACTCGAACCTACAGATACATCGACCTCAACGATGCGTGTCTACCAATTCCACCACAAGGGCATGTGGTACGGCGGATGGGATTCGAACCCACACTGTACAGAGTTTAAGACTGTTGCCTCCTACCAATTGCGCTACCGCCGCACATAAAACTAATGGTCTGTGTGGCAAGATTCGAACTTGCGACCTCTCACTTCCAAGGCGAGCCGTCTGACCTGGCTGACATTACACACAGATAAACCATGGCACCCCCACTTGGAATCGAACCAAGGATAACGAGTTCAAAGCCCGTTGTGTTACCATTACACCATGGAGGAACAAAAATAACAGGTTGCTTTTTTACGGTTTTGATTAAAAGTCAAATGTATAAAGTTTGCTGAACGCAACCTAAACTTGGCGACCCCTGAGAGATTCGAACTCCCACTAGCAGTTTTGGAGACTGTCGTGCTGCCGTTAACACTAAAGAGCCATAAATTGGTGGAGGATAAGAGAATCGAACTCTTTTGACCTACGTGCAAGGCAGGCATAATACCCAGTATATGAATCCCCCAATTAAGAAACACTCTATTCTAGCCGTCAAAGGGCATTGCGTTATACGTCTTTAGAATGTTTTTTAATTGGTGCCCCCGGAAGGAATCGAACCTCCATCCCCACGTTCGTAGCGTAGTATCCTGTCCATTGAACGACAGGGGCAAAATTTGGTGGAGGACCAGGGTATCGAACCCTTGTAGTCACGATGCTTGCAAGGCAACGCCGCCGCCCTCGGCTCCCCCCATATTGAATTTGTAAGTAGTATCACCATCGTTATTGACACCATTCACCCGTGTAATTAAGCCGGCCGGGACTCGGTACGTCACTTGAGATACTAGTCCAGTTTGTCTCCGTTACAGACACCACCCTTCCGAGTGGTTGGGAGTTGAACCCATCACCTTCTACTGTTTCGGTCCTTCGAAGAAACCTAGACAGCATGACATTCTCTTGCTGACACTTACAAAACTTGGCGCCGCCGACGGGAATCGAACCCGCCTAAATCTGATAGACAATCAGGTGCCCTACCCAGAGGACTACAACGGCATATTGGTACTTCGTACGGGATTCGAACCCGTTTTTCCAGATTGAAAGTCTAGTGTCCTAAACCAAGTAGACGAACGAAGTATAAAAATAACAGGATACGCTTTTTTCATCCATTGAAAAGATTTGAGTTTGCTGAAAGTATCCTAAAACTGGTGCCCTTTGCAGGAATCGAACCCACACACCCTGATTACAAAACAGGACCTCTACCATTAAGGATAAAAGGGCAAAATTGGCTCCACAGGCAGGGATCGAACCTACGACCAATTGGTTAACAGCCAACTGCACTACCGCTGTGCTACTGTGGAATAAAACTTGGCGGTCCCAAGGGGTAACGATCCCCTTCTTCAAGCGTGACAGGCTTGTGTGCGTCCATGAACACTTTGAGACCTAAACTGGAGTAGGAGGCCAGATTTGAACTGGCGGTTTTACTGGTTTGCAATCAGTTGCCTTGGACCACTCGGCCACTCCTACATAAACTTGGTCCTCTCGACAAGAATCGAACTTGTAATGGCCGGTTATCAGCCGACTGTTATACCATTTAACTACAAGAGGAAATACAACAGGATGTATTTTTGGCTTTTTTTCAAGAAAAGATTTTAATTTGCTGAAAACATCCTAAAACTGGTGGAGCCTGAAGGAATCGAACCTAATTGCCAACCACCCTACATATTAAGGCAACGGATTTACAGTCCGCCGTAGGGATCAAGCTCCATAACACACTCTTGCGAATGTGTGTATTAAAGCACTCTTCATGGATGAACCCACTTGCCTTGCGGCCTGAGAATGCTTTAATACGCTACCATTTTTTTATCCACACAAGGATAATCCATCCGGTAGGCCGCCCATTCGTCCATATTTTACGTGCGGACTAGGATCTCGTTTCCTATAAACACGTCTGCGATTCTAACGATAGTCTTGTTGAAGGACCGTCTCTCGCTTTCTTACCGATTTAGAATATACTTGGGCACGAGCTATCTTTCCCTCAATCAGCTTTTTAAACTGCTCAGGCGATAGCGTGTGCTGCCGCGTAAATTCTATCTCTCGTTGTTTCTTACTATCTTGTTCTATCATTTTCCAATCTAAAAAACAAAAAACCCCAGGGTTTTTAATCCTAGGGTCCTTGAAGTTTGTTGTGTATACTTGTGTGTGTTACACGACAGTCCTCCGGACCCTTGAAATCTCTGGTGTACGATCATATGATAGACTTCCCGCATTAATCGATAACCAAGAACAGGCTATAACGCCTGCCTGTTTGGGCATCGTATTAAATTGTTGATGTCTATTGAACGATTGCATTTGTTTCTCTCTAAACCTTTTGTTTACATGAACAGCACCATTGCTGTCTATGTGTTAATTGTACAGTTATTTAGTCTCTGTGTCAACCTCTTTTTGCTATTTTGGCAAAAATAATTTGTTCCACTTAACCTTTTAACTATCTATGTGTCTATTGTATATTTATTTAGTCCCTGTGTCAACTACTATTTTGTGGCTTTTTTACAACATTTTAAATTAAATCTAAATTGTACGCCGGTTTCCACGGATGGTTTAAACATACATGTGACTGTTGATGCGTGTCGGATATAAAGTAATCCATCTGAGTTGGAAAGGCTTGATTAGAGTGGCGATGGGCTGTGTAGTCATTTCCTAAAGATCTCCGGAGTGCCTGTACGGCATCAAAATAATACATATTTCGAACATAGAAATCTAGTACAGCCTGATCAAAATGATCTTTGTGGACCCACCAATCTTCGTTGTACTGCTGGGCGTCTGGCAACATACCGCCACCGTACATCCGAGTATTTTCTATTATACATACGAATCCTCTCTTACGAAGTAGATCAGCCGCTGCCTCTTTGTACGAATGTCCCCATTTATAAACTTCGTGTTCAAAAGTTAAACATTTAAATTCAATTTCAGAATTTAAAATTCGTTCTAATGCTATTAAAGAAAGGCTGCGGTCTGGCATGTCAACGTCAAGAGATATATAGTCAACTATAGTTCCTTTAGGAAAATGGTTTCTTAAAAAATCTGTAAATTCTTCAGAAGTTACATCTAGCTGACACCAAGGAGCCTGCCGTTTGTCATACCAATTACTATCTACCCAAACTTTTTCTTTACCATCCCAATATCCGGGCATGATACGGTACAGGTCAAAACAATACCCCGTCCAATTAAAATTATATTCTAGGGCATAGGTGTTGTTAGCAACAATTGGATGTGCAGACCCTACGTCCAAAAATATTCCATTTTCTTTAAGACGAAACACATTGGCAACAAATTCGTCTTGTTGTTCGGCAGAGAAAAAATCAAGTTTACGCATGTAGTCCTTAACGTTGAAGATATTTATTGGGGCTTGACATTGACTATTAAATACTTATATAATGAATACTATGAATTCTAACAATAACAATATTTTTATGACCGGCGGGTCATTTGGCGACTCCCTCTACAGCTTATGTGTAGTTAAAATACTAGGCGGTGGAGAAATGTACGTTAAACTCAACGCAATGGATGAAGGTGTAAGAAAATTATTTGGTAGGGAACCGGAAGGGTACCATAAAGGAAGATACACTCAAAAAGATGCAGAAATGCTTATTCCTTTGCTAGAAGCACAGGACTATCTTACTAAAGTTGGAATCTACACTGATCAAAAAACTACACATACTTTTGAAGACCACTGGAAAATGCACCTTCTTAAAGGCTGGCAAGGTAATCAAACAGAGTGCTATGCCCTTACACAAGGATGGGACATATATGATCCTGCACTCAGCAAAAAGCTTCTTTTAGAACCATGGCTTACACCTGTAGATCCTATTAAAATTCCAGGTAAACCTGTCGTAATTAATAGAACCAATCGTTATTTGTATGGCTGCAATGGCGAACAATGGGTAGATTGGGTCAGCAAGGGACTTGGAGATTATGCTGTATTCATTGGTACACCCGACGAACACGAAGCATTTGAAAAAGATTTCAATGTTAAAATAGAATATCGTCCAATTAAAGATCTTCTCGAAATGGCTCAAATCATTCAAGGTTGTGAGCAGTTTATGGGAAATCAATCTGTAGCATTATGTATTGCAATTGGATTAGGTAAAACATTCTGGTGCGAAACAAGAAAAGATTGGCATGCATTTAAAAGCCCGCATGGCTGGGGCGATGTTTGGTTCCCAAGAATAAACGGACATTATTTTTAAAGGATCGAGACATGAATGCAATTATAAGTTTCCACGACGAAGGATATCAGCCTCTTGCTGATATAACTTGGTTTCAAAATAAAAAAGAATATTGTGAACGTCATGGCTATGCCGCAGTACACGAAATTCTAACTGTGCATGGTCACGGTGGTCAGATGCATAAAGTAGACTTTATTAATCGAATGTTGCATGATCCTGCAAACTACGAATGGGTATGGTGGACGGGTTGTGATCTTATGATTACCAACATGACTACTAGAATGGAGGATAAAGTTGACGATAATTACCAAATGATTATAGCAACCGATTGCAATGGCTTTAACTCTGATAGTATTCTTATAAAGAACTCCCCCGAAAGTAAAGAGTACTGGGGAATGATTCGAGATGTTACTGCAACATTGCACTGGCATTGGGAAGGCGAACAAAAGGCAATTAAGGATAGCTATCCAAATTACAAGAAACAAATTAAAGTAGTTCCCCAAAGAGATATCAATTCTTATGATTATAAGATCTATGGAGATCGTTATAAACCATATGACTTTCTTGGAACTAACGGACAATGGCAACACGGTGATTGGGTAATCCAATGGCCAGGTATCTTCCTTCCAGAACGAGTTAAATTAGCAGAATATTATTCAACCCTTATAGTGAGATAAAATGAAAGAAATCCTAGATCAAATTAAAACGTACATCGATACCAAGCAATCTAATAAAACCTGGGTTGCTGGAAAAGACTTTGTTAACTATGCAGGCCCTTATTTCGATTCAAAAGAAATTGTAAGTGCCGCTGAAACCCTTTTAAACGGTTGGTTAGTTATGGGAGACAAATGTCTTAAGTTTGAAAGAGAGTTCCCAAAACAGTTTGGTAAACTCAATGGTATTTTAACTAACAGTGGCTCTAGTAGCAACTTGTTAATGATGGCAAGTCTAACCAGTAAGAGGGGTGCTAACTTGCCAAAAGGTACAAAGGTATTGATGCCCATTGCAGGCTTTCCAACAACACTTAATCCAACTCTACAGGTAGGATTTACTCCTGTCTTTGTAGATATTGAAATAGATACACTCAATATTGATACTGATCATGCGGAACGTGTACTGGCAGAAAATCCAGATATTAAAATTATTACCTTTGCTCATGTACTAGGTAATCCGCCTAATATGGATAAAGTTATGGAGTTAGTTAAGAAACATAATCTTATCCTTATTGAAGATTGCTGTGATGCTTTGGGCAGTACCTACGATGGAAAACCACTAGGTAGCTATGGCGAAATGGCCAGTTGCAGTTTCTATCCTGCACATCATATGACCATGGGTGAAGGTGGTTATGTTGCCTGTAACACATATGAACAAGAAGTAATCCTTCGTAGTTTCCGTGAGTGGGGTCGTGGTTGTTACTGTGTAGGACCAGAAGCCAATAAATTAAAATGCGGTACCTGTGGCAATCGTTTTAAAGAATGGATCCCAGAAATGCCTGGTGAAATTTTTGATCACAAATATGTGTACGACGAAATTGGTTATAATCTAAAACCAATTGAAGTACAGGGAGCGATGGGATTGGTTCAGTTAGAAAAACTTGATCAGATTCATTCCTTGCGTAGACGCAATTATCAATTATTGTTTAACATTTATGAAAAATATGAAGAATTCTTCCACCTACCAAGAGCTCAGGCAAAGTCTGACCCTAGTTGGTTTGCGTTCCCACTCACCGTACGCAAAGGTGCCCCATTTACAAGATCTGATATTGTGGATTATCTCGAAGAAAATCTCATTCAGACTCGTCCTTATTTTGCTGGTAATATTATGCTTCAGCCTGCTTATAGTCACTTAATGAACCCTGCAGATGCTAGAGATAACTTTCCAGTTGCAACCCACGTTATGACACATACATTCTTCCACGGTACTAGCCCTGTTATTACTCCAGAGCAAATTGCCTACATTGGAGAAAAGGTTGACGGGTTCATGAGCCTAATGGTATGAAGGAAAAATTATGACTATTAAACAAAGAGACAGAGATATATTTGAGAATTTATTTGTTCTTGAACTGGCCAATAATCATTGGGGTAAACTACATCGAGGATTAAAAATTATTCGAGATCACGGAGCAGTTGCCCGGGTCAACGGTATTAAGGCCGCAATCAAGTTACAATTTCGAGATGTTGATGAATTCATTCATCCAGAGTTCAAAGGAAATACAGAACTTCGATACATTAAAAAGACTGAAGATACTAAAGTAAGTAAAGAAGACTTTGCTAAAATGGTTGACGAAATTAAAAATTTAAGTTGCATTCCTATGGCAACTCCATTTGACGAACGTTCAGTTGATTTATGTATTGAGTTTGGAATGCCTATTATTAAGATTGCAAGTTCTGATGTTAATGATTGGCCTCTTATTTCAAAGATTGCATCAACCCGCCGCCCTACTATTATAAGCACAGGAGGCGCAAGCGAAAAAGATCTCGACGACATTGTTCGTTACTTTGAAAAAAGAGATATCCCATTAGCTATTAATCATTGTGTTTCGTTATACCCATCCGAGGATGATGAACTTGAATTAGATCAAATTGATTATCTTCGCAATAGATATCCCGATCATGTTATTGGTTTGAGCACACACGAGTATCACGATTGGTCATCTTCAATTATGATGTCTTATGCTAAAGGTGCTAGAACATGGGAACGTCATATTGATATTGAGTATGAAGGTGTGCCAGTGTCATCATACTGTTCTTTACCACAACATTGTGACACTTGGTTTAAAGCATTTCACAAGGCAAGAGAAATGTGCGGCGGTAATTCACAATCTCGTAGAATTATTTCTAGAAAAGAAACTGAATATCTGGACCAACTTGTTCGTGGTGCCTATGCAAAACGAAATCTTGAACCGGGTTATATTATTCATAAAGAAAACTTCGATAAAGATTTTTATCTTGCGGTCCCTCTGCTCAAAGGACAGTTGTCTTGTAGGGAGATTATGAATGGCGAGAAACTTATACTGCCAATTAAATCAAACGAAAGCCTTACAATTGATCATATCGACGGGCCTTACAATGAAAATCCAAGTCTTAAGACGCTTATTCTAAATAGAGGTTTATGAAAAAAGTTTCAGAGCAAGTAGCAGATTGGCTTGTTGAACAGGGAGTTGAACAGGTATTTGCAGTAACAGGTGGCGGAGCAATGTTTTTAAACATTGCTCTAGGTACACATCCTAAACTAAAATGTACCTTTATGCATCACGAACAGGCCTGTGCTATGGCAGCAGAAGGATATGCTCGTGTTACCAACAAGCCTGCGGTAGTTATGGTTACTACGGGCCCTGGTGCCATTAACGCAATGAATGGTGTGTTTGGCGCCTATACTGATAGTATTCCGATGATTGTGCTATCCGGGCAAGTAAAGAGAGATACATGTGTTGATTTTTATGACTTGCCTGATTTAAGACAACTAGGGGATCAGGAAGGTCCCATAGTTAAGATGGCACAACACATTACAAAATTTGTTACACTTGTAAAGACTCCCCAGGAATTAGAACAAGCGTTGCCGGAGGCATATTCAGAAGCAGTCTCTGGTCGTCCTGGACCTGTATGGTTAGATATTCCGTTAGACATACAAAATTCTACAGAACATTTAAATTTTAAAATTGTTAAAACTTATACTAGTGTAGTCAATCCTGCATTAGAAACGGAATGTAAAGATCTAATTGACAAAATTAAAACATCACGTCGACCATTAATACTTGCAGGTACCGGAGTAAGGTTGGCAGGAGTTAAAGATAGGTTACTTAACTTTATAGAAAAAACTGGCATACCTATGGCCACAGCTTGGACACACGATCTTATCTCCACCGATCATCCATTGTTTGCAGGAAGGCCAGGCAGTATAGGAACTAGGGCAGGTAATTTTTGTTTGCAAGGCGCAGACCTAGTATTGGTTATTGGCTCTCGACTTAACATAAGACAAACTGGTTATAACTTTGACGGATTTGCCAAAGATGCTCACGTAGTACAAGTCGATGTTGATGCAGAAGAATTAAAAAAACCTACGTTTAAAGCAGACCAACCCATCCATGCTGATGCTAGACAATTTTTGGATGTTATAGAAGTCCTATTAGAAAATCATTCACTTCCTAACTATAGTGAATGGGCCAACTGGTGTAAGAATATTAATGAAAAATATTCAGTTGTTAATGAACATAGTCATCCTCCCAATGCAATCAATCCCTATTTGGTTGTAAAAGAAATTTTTGATAATTCAAATAACACCGATGTATTTGTTTGCGGAAATGCCAGTGCCTGTATTCTACCTTGGCAAGTTGGAACTATTAAAGGTAGTCAACGATTGTTTAGTAACAGCGGTTCGGCATCTATGGGTCACGACTTACCAACTGCAATTGGTGCTAGTACTGTAGCTGACAGAGTCATTTGTTTTGCAGGTGATGGCAGTCTGCAAATGAACATACAAGAACTTCAAACTTTAAAAACATTAGGTACCAATGTTGTTATAATTGTTCTTAACAATAGTGGATATCTTTCAATAAGACAAACTCACGAAAACTTTTTTGGTACTATTGTCGGGGCAACTCCGGAGTCAGGAGTTGAATTTCCAAACTTTGCTAAAGTTGCAGAAGCCTACGGAATACCTTCATATACTATATCACATAAATCAGAACTATCTACAATTAAAAATTTAATGAACAGAGAAGGTCCACTACTATTAGATATTAAAGTTGACCCTAAACAAAATTTTAGTCCAAGGATGAAAGCGCGATTAGACGAACATGGAAAATTTATTCCACAATTTTTAGATGATATGTTCCCGTTTCTAGATGCATCCGAAGTTAATGCTGTAAGAGAGTCAGCTAAAAAATTATGAGAATAGCGGTATTGGGTGCAAACGGGTTTGTTGGCTCTTCTATCTTTAATTATTTTTCAAAAGATAATTTCGTAATACCTTTTAAAAGAAGTAACATTAACATGCTTGACCCTGTTCAAGTTGCTAATTCACTTAAAGTATCTAATTATGATGTTGTCATTAATTGTGCATCACATACTTCCAGTCTTACTAGTTTTTCTGATGTAAGAAACGATCTAGGATTGTTTATGAGTTTTTATAACAATTCAGATTTATTTGGCAAATTTATAAACATAAGTTCTGGGGCAGAATTTGATAGAGATCGTGACTTATTCAATGTTAAAGAAATAGAACTATTTGATAGATTACCGTCGGATAGTTACGGGTTTAGTCAAAATGTAAAAAGTAGATTGTGCCATGAAAAAAATAACTTTTACAATCTTCGCATTTTTAACTGTTTTGGTAATGGAGAAATACCTACTAGAATTTTCCCTAGATATCTAGCAAGATCCGGTCCGTTGGAAATTACAAATGATCGATACTTTGATTATTTCTGTATACAAGATCTCTGTACAGTTGTAAAAGAATTTGCAACTAACAGTCAATCAGTTAAAGATGTAAATTGTGTATATAAAGAAAAGTTCAAAATAAGTCAAGTATTGGAAAAATTCTGTATAGCAAATGAACTTCCTTCAGAATTTAATATAACTTCTACCTCAAGTACTAATTATACAGGTAGCGGAGAACTGTTAGAGGGTCTCAACTTTAACTTAATCGGATTAGATCGAGGTCTAGCCAACTACCTGAAAGAATAAGATGTATACTATAGATCATTGCCTAGCCTGTAAAACACTTGATATAAAACTTGAGCCAGCTAAAATGGCACAATTTGTTATTTGGAAAGCTACCAATAATTTTGTTTACGAAAATGTCGATACACACGGAGTTGTCTGTAAAAAATGTTCTTTTGTAGCTAGCCAACATAGATTAACAGATGACGAAGAAACTAATCTCTACAGAGATTACAGAGGCGAAGAATACAATAATAAACGGATATTCTGTGAACCATTTTATCAAGCTTCGGTAGACAAGTTCAGTTCGGATCAATACATGCTGGAACGTAAGGCTGGAATTAATCAACTGTTAGATAAACACATCACTGATGTACTCCCAATTAATTATGTATTAGATTACGGCGGAGATACTGGCTCACATATTCCTGATCGGTTTATAAAATCAAAATTGTTTGTATCTGATATAAGTGGTGTGACTCCTTTGCCCGGAATACAGGTTTATAATCCAAGGTTAGGTAATCTAGTAGCGGACTTCTTAATGTGTTGTCATGTACTTGAACATAAATCAGATCCGGATATCTTAATAAAAGAATTAAAGCTATGTATGAAACCAAGTACATGGTTATATGTTGAGGTTCCTAACTTTACATTTCCATTACAAGGTGGCGTATTTCACGAACACATTAATAGATTCAATATAAGATCAATGACTGCATTATTAAATCGAAACGGAATTGATGTTGTTGATCATTTAATCAATCCAACCATGGGCGGCGACTGCCTATGTGTATTAGCAAAATTGGGAGTATAATGAAAAAAATTGTATATGTAACAGGATGTTTAGGGTTTATTGGTTACCACGTAACTATAAGATGTCTTAATGAAGGCTTCTATGTGTATGGAATTGATAAGCAGACTTATGCATCTAATCCGCAATTCTTACCAGAACTATTAAAGTATCCGACATTTAGATATAACGACTGCGACATTAATGACATTGAACGCCTAGTAGACTGTGATTATGTAATTAATACTGCCGCAGAAACTCACGTTGATAATAGCATTGTTAGTAATGACGTGTTCCTTAAGAGTAATATCAACGGAGTACATCATTTACTCAATCTTATTAAAGAAAAAGGTAGTATCTATTCTAAACCAATACTATTACATTTTAGTACAGATGAAGTATACGGAGACATTGTAGAGGGATTTCACACTGAAAAAGATTTGTTAAAACCTAGTAATCCATATTCTGCTACCAAAGCGGCAGCAGATATGTTAGTGTTAGCATGGGCTAGAACATTTAACATTCCGTATGTTATTGTTCGGCCTACTAATAATTACGGAATAGGACAATATGTAGAAAAACTTATTCCTAAAAGTGTTAAGTATCTATCAATAGGTCGTAAGATTGATCTACATCAACAAGGTACACCTGTTCGTACATGGTTACATGTAAGCGACACGGCCGAAGCTATAATGACTATTATTAAGAGCGGTGTACAGAATGATATTTTTAATATATCAGGTAACTACGAGGACACTAATCTTACTGTAGTTAAAAAGATACTATGGCATTATGATAAAATTCAAGATGTAAATTCTTATACAACGGAACTTATTCGTCCGGGACAAGATGTTCGCTATGCAATCGACGATACAAAATTAAAGGCGCTTGGCTGGTCACCGACTGCTGATTTTGATACTGAACTAAAAAGTATAGTTGACTATTATAAAAATAATTTTGTGTGGTAATAATGAAAAAAAGATTAGTCTATCATATAGTAGCACAGCCATATTGGGAAGTGGCTACAGAATTCACGATAAACAAAATGAAGGCCGACGGGCTATGGGATAACTTTGATGATATTCATTTGTGCTGTCACTATGAACCAGAAAAATTTTCCGAGTTCGTTGAAACAATGTCTCAAGATAAAAGGATAACTTGTCATGTTTTTAGTGATTCAGTTAGACGTCGAGGCGAAACTTGGACCAATAATAAACTAAAAGAAGTATGCGATAAAGATACCGAAGAATGGGCGGTGTTAAGATTGCATAATAAAAGTTCAAATTATTACGATCCTAACAATGTACCCCCTGGTAGTTCTTATACTCCACCTAATGGGGATTACAATTTTGATAGAACATTTCCGTTCCTTTGGCGAGACCTTGTCTACTATTGGAATATTGAAAGATGGGAGTTGATGACTAAAAAATTAGAAGAAGTAGAAATTGTTGCCAATGAGTGGCTTACTCAATATTTTGCACATGCCGGCGGAAATATATATTGGGTAAGAAGTAGCTATATCAAACGGCTAGGTTATATGCCTTTGCCTACACATTTTAATGAATGGACTGGTTTTCCTATTGCATGGGAACATCCCAGACACGAAGTAGAGAGTTGGTCGGGTTCAGGGAATCCAACTGCCTGGGCGGCCTATCCTAGTTTGTCCAGTTGGACCTTCAATAACTGGGACGAGCATAAAGAAGGCGCACCGTTTAATGATCGAGAGATTAGTCAATAAAAAAGCACCCTAGGGTGCTTTTTTTTATCTAGCAGGTAGTCTGCCTTTTCTTAACAACTCGTCTGTAGGACGTTTGCGTACAATAAACTCAATAGCACATTCACTGATGCTATGATATGTTTGATCAAATCGTTGTACACCATAGATAAAAGCCTGATTGATCAGTTCAATTTTAAGAATTTCGATCTGATCTCGAAATTGATACAGAAATTCAACAACGTTAATGCTTCCAGAACTCCAGCTAGACTCTTTAAGAATAGTCCAACTTACTTTATGATCACCGTTAAATGAACTAGGAAACTCTCCTTGTTCATACAAATCCTCATCTGGAATAGTTGTAATGATATGCCCGCCCGGTTTAGTAATGCGTAGCCAGTTTTCAAATGCCTCGTAGGGATCATTCAAATGTTCTAAACAATGACTACTGTGAACAAAATCATATGTATTGTCTTGAACTCCTTCCATCTTTTGAGCATCACCGTCTGGGATGTCCCAAACTTTTAGGCCGGTCATTAACGGAAATTGTTGTTGATATTTTGATAAAGGATCTGGCCCGGCGCCAATATCGATACCCTCGCCCTTAATATAAGTGTTGGCGAATCTTGCATCTTGCAATCGTCGGATTAACGCCTTGCTTGTTTCATTCATTTTATTATCCTTAAGATGTTTGGTCCGGCGTACAGGAATCGAACCTGTATTTAGGGTTTAGAAGACCCTTGTTCTATCCATTGAACTAACGCCAGTATAGTTTATTATAACACATATTTAATACTGTGTCAATTAAGTACCAATATTTTTAGAATAAACTACCCAGTAAATACAGAACCAAGGAGGCCACAATGGGAGAGATATTTAAAATTATTGGTGATCTGGGCATGCCAGTTGCCGCGGCTCTTGCAGGTGGATACTTTGTATACCTAACAATCAAATTATTATTACAAGGTGTGTTAGGTTCTATCAATGGTATGAAAGGAATTATCATTGCTTTGGACAATCGTGTGAAAACAATGAATCACGATGTAGTTCGTATTGATACTATTGTATCAAACGCACTAGGCTTAAAGCCGGATGTTGACCGTATTGCCCGTGCAGATGGCAAGAATGATGCAAGGAGAGACTAATGTTATATCTAGATTACAATTGGGATTTAACTCCTACCGTAATGATCCCTGATCCAGAATTAAACACGGATCAACTAGAGTGGAAAGAAGGCGACTATTGGAAAGTAGTTGACCGTAATGGTAGGAAAGTTTTAAGAAAAGTAGACAAGCTAGAACAATTTGTTGTTGCTGGAAAGGCATAAAATGGATGTCGTAGAGTTAGTTAACAAATATGGCTTCCCAATCGTTATGGCGGTTGGGATGGGTTTCATTATCAAATATGTTTGGGAATGGGCCACAAAAGAAGTTAAGCCTGTTATAGGCGAAGCAAATACCGTGTTGATTGCTCTTATTGACCGCATCCGCATGTTAGACAACGATTTGATTCGTTTAAATCAAAAGGTTAATACTGTACTA